CCTCCACAGGAGAAGATGGCAGCCTGACCAAGTTGTCTTTTGCTGGTTACTCTGGTCAACCTGTGAATCTTTCTGACTACGGTGTCAAGTATCCGATGATCTACAATGTAGCCGGTATTAGCTACAAAAACAGTGTTCCTATTTTATACGAACACTGGGAACCAATCGGCCACTCAACAACCATTAGTAAGACTGAGGCTAATCTTTCTGGGGAAGGTGTTACATCTTATCCTTCAGAAACGACTACTACAGTTGTCCAAGCTCTCAAAAATGGTTTTCCTTTTGAAGCCAGCATGGGACTTCGGATTCCAAACCAAGACGACATTACGTTCCTTGAAAAAGGAGAAACACGTGTTGTCAATAACCGTGAAGTTACAGGACCAATGTATGTAGCTGAACGATCTGTTCTCAAAGAAATGACGATCACAATGAGTGGTCGTGACTCCAATACCAGTTTTGGTCTCTTAAACAAGGAAGCAATCACTATGCTGTTGAACTCAGCACCACCAACCACTCCAGCAATTCCACCAGTTGTTGAGAACAAAGATCCTGTTCCTACACCTGTTTCTGCACCTGCTGCAACTCCTGCCCCTGTTCCTGCACCTATCGTACAAAACTCTGTCGGTCGTACTGACATTGTAAAGTTGACTCGATTGTTGAACTCGTACCCTAAGTACGCAGAACAAATCGAAAAAGACTACGAAGCAGGCAAGTCTTTTACCGACATCGAGAACGGAATCAAACTCGACATGTTTAACAACGGTCTACCACAAGTACCAAACCTCACCCCAGGAAATCGTGCCGGTGGTGAAGGTGACAGCATTCTTGCTCACTTTGCTCTTTCATTGGGTGTCCGACCAGAAACCCTTGAAAAGCATGGTGTTGAAAAGAAAGTTGTCGATCAAGCCAACAACAGCACTCGTCGAGGATTCGTCGAAACTCTGTTGCATGTTGCTAACAGCATCGAACCAAGCCGTCGATTTACTGGATTCAGTGACATCGGCCTTTTGTGCGATGCAATCAAGAACCACACCCAAATGGCAAAGTTTGGTTTGGTCAACAACAGTTCTGCATACAGCACGATTGATATGCCGAACTTGCTCAAGAAATCAACGAGCATGTTGATGGAAGATCGGTGGGAAATCAATCCACCTTTTGCTACTCGGTATCTCAAGGAAGAATCTAACAAGGACTTCCGAGTCACCCAGAGAATCCGCCCAGGTGGTGGTGAACTGTGGCAAAACCTCAACAAAGAGGGCAAAATTGAAATGACCCAATTCGGTACCGAAAAAGAATACCGAAGCAAATTGGACACGATTGCTCAAGTTGTTGCATTTACTCGTGAGCAAATCATCAACGATGATATGGGTGTGATTGCAGCAATGTTGGAAGCTATGGTTGAAGGAGCATTGATTGTTCCCGATCAGAAGCTGGGTCGTATGATGCTTGTTCAAGCTGCTGCTGCTTCAAGCTTCTGGGTCAATAATGACAACAGCCGAACTAGCTTTGCTCTGAACCGAGCTAACCTTTCGACTTATTACAATGCACTCCGTCAATACAATGAGAGCCGAGGACGAAACTTCGTCAATCTCATTAACGACCGATGGACACTGATTACGTCGATCACTGGTGAAGAACCAGCTTGGGAAATCTTGAACCAAAACAAGATCGTCCAAGAAACTGGTGCTGCCAACGGTGTTAAGACTGGTGACAAGAACTTCTGGTTCGGCAAACTCGATCACGTTGTGTTCCCACAAATGAGTAACGTGAGCCTGCTTAACAACGGAGCAGCTAGCACGTTCGTCAGTGAGAACACCTGGTTGTTGTGGCCTTCGTCACAACGATTCAGCCCATACACGATCACCTATCTACAAGGTCAACGACGACCAACAGTTGAAGCAATCGACCTCCCAGGAGATATGCTTGGTTCTGGTGTTCGTGGTTATTGGGACGTTGAAATCAACGAACGAGAACGAGAAGCAATTGGACGAGCCAACGGCTAGTCGATCTTTTTGAAACACCAAATGTTTTAGAGTATAAATTCTTTAGAACATCCTTTTGGCTCAAACTTTTGAACAAACCAAGTCTTTAAACAAGGAACTTTTGGCTATGCCAGTTAGCACTCCAAATCGGGTCGCAGACCCAGTTATGCTCGAACGATACGATGCACCAACCGTGATTCGTCAAGGTGGTGAACTTTCGGTCAACTACTACAACACCACCGGCAACACCATCCTCCAGGGAGAACCAGTTCTCTTTGGTGGACGAGTCGGTATTGCTCAAGCAGTCATCCTCCCAGGACAACAAGGAACCCTGGTTATGGATTGGTTGGTTGAAGCTAAGATTGGTGGTACACTTGCGGCAGACATCCTACAGAACGACACCGTTTGGTGGAGTTATGATGTTACTGCTGTGGTTGCTGGTGTCGGTGGTGCAGTTCGTGCAGCACCAACCAATGGCTTCATCTTGGGTAGTGCTGTTATTTTCCCAGGAGCAGTATCGCTCAACGGTTCAAACAAGGCTATTGCAGCACCCGCAGGTGCTTCTTTAGTTCGAGTGTTGAACACCCAAGAACCTTCTCCGGCAATCGGAACGGTTCCAACTTTCAACTAACGCTTGTTGTTTCTCGTATCTTGATCTATCAGTAGTCAGTCTATAACCCCAGACTGGCTACTGGTAGGTTTTTCTTCTGGAGTGTGGTATGAACATTCTTTCCTGGGGGCTGGATTTCCTTTACAAACAATCTGCTTCTTATGTTGAAGTAGACTTAGTAATTGGTATTCCAAACCAAGCAGAATACCCTATTAAGGGTGTGATTACTGAGTGCAAGCAAGTCTTTGATTCTGCTGCTGTAAAGATACAAGCACCCAGATACCACATAATGATTGATCGTGAAACCTTCCACAAGTTCGAACTACCTCTTGTTCGAGGACTACAAGTTAAACACCCTTCCTCCAGGAGAGTGTTCGAGTTGGTTCTTGACAACAAAGGTAGCCACTTTATGAATGACGGAGAAGGTCGAAAGATTGTACTCGTCATGAACGAAAGGACAGATTGTGCTAGCTGAACTTGCTGAACTCATTGCTAACACACTCAATGCTAGCAACCCCAACAACTGGGGAACTTACACAGTTCCTGGATACGTATCGGCTGAAACGTGTCTTGATCCAGAAACCGTGATGACTTCGACCAAAAAACGATTGTTTATTATGCCTCTCTTTACTGGGTACAGTGAAGATGGTACACTCAAGAGAGGTAGAGTACAATCTACTCAAGCCAACTTACAACTAGGTATTACTCTGCTAATCCCCTTCCAGGAATTTAGCAAAACCGATGTTAGTGACTGGCAAGAAGTAAAGAAGATTCTTGAACTGAGAGAAAAACTCGACTTATTTGTTATGCGAACTAAGTGGAGTGATTACGACTTTGTGTCTGCTGATCCTCAACCACCAGTTGAGATTGAGCTACAACAAAGAAACTTCTTTTCCTCAACCGAGTTCACTTTTACTACCCAAGTCTGCTAGCCATGTTTAAAGGTTTTTACAAATCAGTCTTTTATCTCCAGAAGTTTACCTACACAGTAGATCGAGGAAAACGACGAGGACTTAACAAAGTAGCTGCTCTAATACGTGCATCATGTATCAGAACACTACGAATCAGCAAACAAACCTCACCCCCAGGAAGCCCGCCGTTTGCCAAAACAAGGGGTGGACTTCGAGTTATTGAGTACGTTACTTACCAGAACACAGCAATAGTTGGTCCTGTTAAGTTTCATAACAGTAACTTTTTCAATCAACCGGTTCCCCATATTCATGAATTTGGTGGAACATTTTTCAGCCGTAAAGCTCACTACAACTACCCTGAACGATCTTACATGGGTCACACTCTAAAGCAACTAATTGCTAAAGGAGCTATCCCCAGGGAATTTAGCGTGAGCCTTGGTCACTACTTTAATTTCTAGTAACACAAGTCTTGTGTTTCTAAAAAATGTTTACAACTTCTAACTAGGAACCATTCTTATGCCAGGCGAAACTGACCTCACAAATTGTGACAAGAAGGGTACAGAAGTTTCTCTGTACTACGATACCGCAGATGATCCGACCATTGCAGGTGGTTCATCGTGTACGACTCCTGTGTGGGTTTTCCACAAAGGAATTACTGGTGATCTTTCGATCAATGAAACCGAAGATGAAGAAGAACTGTCGGTTCGTGATCCAGACCAGATTTACAAGCAGTACACCGAAAGCAAAGCTGACTTGGAAGTCTCTGGTGAACAAGTCGTCGATCCAGCTTACGAAGGGTATATCTATCTCAACGCAATGCGTGCTGGTAGTTTTGCCCGTAACTGCTTGGTATTGACCGGATACCTTACTGAACTCAAGAACATTGGGTTCAAAGGTAAGTTCCGAAACTTCGACCGAAGTATTACCGGACCTGAAACTGGTGCTGCAAAACAAAACTTCAAACTCAAGCCAGCAGCTTGTGTGAAGTCTGGTTGCAAGATCACCCCAGTGAAAACGGGAGCAGCAGGTACAATTACTACTTACGATCCAGGTGCTTTTGCTGCTTTGGATACACGAGCCTTGGTTGCTGCAATCCAAGAACACTCGGTGTACAAAGCACTCAATAAGACTACAGCAGAAGAAGTGTTTACTGATGTTGGTCCACTTATCACCTTCTTAGGTGTTGACACAGTTGACAGTCTACTAACCAGTCTTGTTGAAGCATCACCCATCCCCAGAGAAGCCAGCCCACGATCCGGTCGTCGTGTCAAGAACACTGTCACCGGCATGGGTGGATTCAACCGAGTAACTTTGCTAGAAGCTCTTAACGAAATCGTTAAGAACGGCTAAGCTGTTCCTCCTCTTCTTTTCTTCTACACTACCCTACCCAGGATCACTTCTGGGTGGGGTAGCTTGTTGAAATACCCCATTTTTAGACCTATAAGGAACCCTCTTATGACAAAACACATTGCCAAATTCTCATTTGCTGGTAAGCATTACCCTGTCAACATTACTTGGAGTTCTGCTTACAACACTCTCCCAGAAAAGTTTGACATTGAGATTCTCAAACTCTTTGTCAACGAAGAACAAACACAAAAGACTATTCAAAGTCTGCTAGCTGACGACGATCTAGCCCTTCGACTTTGTTGGTTCTATCTTGAACCACAAGTACAATACGATTGGGATAAGTTTCTACAACTTTTGGACGAAGAACCGGAAGCTGTCGAAAACTTCCGAGAAACATTTTGGGCAGCCGTTGTAAATTTTTCCAGCCCCCAGAAGAAGGGGGTCTTAATGGAAATGTGGACAATCATGAAACGAGAAATGAAACAGTTGAGTCTCGAATCACAAATATTGTCGAAATCGTCTACAGAGTCGAGTCCAGAGGAATCCGAGTAGACAACAAAACTCTCGGTGAACTAATGTACATCGAGCATATTGCTCACGAACGAGACCAGATTAACTGGGCTTGTTCTGCACAAAGTAAAGAACTACTCCCCCAGAGTATTCGCAAACCCAAACCAGGTACAGGAAAAGCCGCAGTACAATCCGTGGTTGCATCCTTAGTCAGTAAAGGAGACTATAACTCATGAGTCGTCAAAGTATCCAAGCAGGTAAGGCAGTTATTGTTATCGACTTAGCAGACCAAGCTACAGCTAAATTTGCTGGCTTAGTCAAAGGTATGTCTGCTAAGATGATGCAAGCCTCCCGTTCTTTGCGGGATACTACACTCAACTCTACTGCTGGTTTTATTGTTACTAAAATGGCTGTTGGGAGTCTTACCAAAGACTTTGTATCTTTCGAGGACAAGATACTTAACTTAACAGCCAAGATGGGCTACTTTGGTAACAAGACAGCAGCCCAAACCAAAACCATAGCTGACCTACGAAACCATATCATGTTTCTAGGTAGAACAACAGCCTATACCTCCCAGGAAGTAGCGGACGCCGCTATTTCATTAGCACAAGCAGGTTTCTCAGCTAACGAAATTAAAGCTAGCTTAAAAGGTACTCTTGACTTTGCTAGAGGAACTAGCTACGAACTCGGTGAAGCAGCCGATATGGTAGCGAACCTTGTTCGCACCTTCAACATGTTCGGAGACAATGACACTCTTGAACAACGTACAGCAAAGATTACCAGCCTTACGTCACAACTTGTTAAGACCACTCGATTAGGTACAGTTGAAATTCAAGACCTTCGAGAGTCTCTTAAGTATGCCGGAGGTTCAGCAAATAACCTGGGTATTGAACTACCTGTCTTACTTGGCTTCCTCACCCAGATGTCAGAGTCTGGACTTAAAGCTAGCTTGGCTGGTACAAGTTTAAACACAGCCCTCTTAAATATGATTAAGAGTTCTGATAAACTCAAACAAGTTGCACCAGATTTTCAAATTGTTACAGATGCTCAAGGAAATGAAAACCTTGTTGCAACTATGTACAAATTGTTTGAAATCTCGAACAAAATGTCAAAAGTACAACGGGCTGCTTTCTTTCAAGACATCTTCAACATCCGAGGCGCAAGAGCAACATCTGCCGTTCAAGAAATGGAGCGAGTAGATAAGTTCATCAAGCAAATTCAAAATGCTGGAGCAGAATCTACTCTAGCTGCATCTTTGATGGAGTCTGGTGCTGGTGGTGCTATTCGACGATTCACAAGTGCTATTGAGACACTTCGAATTACACTGTTTGAAACCTACTCAAAAGAGTTTACTGCATTTACCAACGGACTAGCATACTTAACTACCGTCGTAGAAACAGCTTCTCAAAAATATAAAGGACTCATCCTCACCCTACTCCTTTCCCCAGTAGTTTTTGGGGGCATGGCAATAGGAGCAATGACATTGTCTTTTGCACTAGCAAGATTAGCTACTGTGTTCAAGATGGTGGCAACTGCTGGTCGAGGACTCAAATTCTTAGGTGGTAGTTTACTCAATGCAGCAAAAGGTACAGCAGCTTTATTTGGTCCTAAAGGTCCAAGCAGAGCAGCACAAGTTGCCACCCAGACAAAAGCTATAGCTAAGTTGCAAGCTAAGATCAATGCAATGACTGCTACAGCCCAGGGAAAAAAGACGGCAGCAGGACAAGCTAAAGCATTAGCTGCTGTTCAAAATAGCAAGACAATGCAGAAGTTGGCAGCAGCTACTCAAAAGCTCCAAGCTATACAAGGTCGAGGATTATTTAATCGAGTAATCCAAGGTACAAAGCAAATTATTCCCCTCACCCAGAAAATGGCAGGGGTAGTCAGTAGGTCAGCTAGGGCATTTGCTGCTCGTCAAAAAGCAATCAAAACCAACGCTTTAATGATGTCTGCTATTCGTGGTGAGCAAATGCTTGCCCTAAAAGCAGAACGAGCATACCAAGCCCAAGTTGCAAAAGTAGCTACACCGGTCAGAGCAACTGTAGCACAAAAAGCAGCTATGCCTGGTATGTCAGCAAAACGTGCTACTCAGCTAAAGAATATCAATTCTACACTTATCACGATTGCGGGAAATGAGGGTCGTTTAGTTAGATTTGCTGCAATGCAAGAACGTACTTATGATCGACTATACAAAGTACGAAAAGCAATTGCAGCTTTAGAAGCAGCACCTATTGAACAAATTGTTGGTGCAAAAGCCGGTAAGAGAACCCCTCTTACACAACAAGCCTTACGTCAACAAGAAATCCGTAGACAGACAAAACTAGCTTCACTTCGAGCAAGAGAAGCAAAGATGACTGCTATAGTGAATCGAAACGTCGGTCCACAACAAACATTTTGGGCTAGACAAAGAGAACGTGTACAAAGAGTTCTCAATGCAAAACAAAAAGTTGCTGGTGTAGAACAAGCTAAAGCACAAGCAACAACCCAACGATCACTCAATGCAAAAGCAGCAGCACAAACAGCAGCAAGTCGAACTAGACAAGCAGCAACTCTCAAAAAACTTGAGACTGCACAACAAGGTCGTCGAATTGCTGGAGAAATGAAGATTGCCACCCTCCGATCAAGACTGACTAATGTTCGAAGTGCAGGTTCAGTAATCGGTGGTGGATTGATGAAAGGACTTACTGCTCTTAAAGGTGGTGGTCTAGCAGCATTGAGAGGAATCTTCAATGTAGGTACTATCAGTAAAGTAATCACTGGTATCAACAGTATTGCTTTTGGATTTCTACGTATTGCTGGAGCAGTTGCAAAGTTTGCATTTTCTTGGAACTTCGTTGGCATGGTATTTAATATCCTGCTGTTATTTGGTGACAAGATTCCACCAGTAGTTAATGCCTTCCGTGCATTAGGTCGAGGTATCAGTGGTGCCTTTGGTGAAATGGGTAAAATATTTACCTACGCTGCACCAGCCATGAAACTATTTCAACTAGCTTTCAATGCCTTCCTCCAGGGAGACACGCAAACCGGTGTGTACGCTCTACAAGCTGCATTCAGTGGTATTGTGGACATCATTGGTAATCAACTTGTAGCTGCATGGAATACTTTCATGCAACACGTTGGCTACTTATGGGATATGTTGATGAAAATCTTCACAGCACTCAAAACAATTTTTATGAGTATCTTTGA